ATGATGTATTAAAAATATTGTATGGTATAGTTAATATTAGATTAAATTATTGTATGTTTCTTATAACATTCTCAATAATTATTGTTTATTGAGAATCAATTAGGTATTATGTTGAGAATATCTCTAATGCTTTTGAATGCTTGTAGAAACCTTATGAATCCTTGTAGGTCTTGTGCGCTAAGCGAGCGTACCATAAGAACGCGCAGTTGTCAACCCACACACCCGCGAAAATTTCCCAGAACCCACACAAGATCTCGACTAGACTTGACATTCTTATGAGTTCGTGATAGAATCTAGTCGAGATATGTTACGAGATGCATATAAACTCGACGAGACCGTATATATACTGGTATGATTCTCGACGAGCTCTACATCTAGTCTAGATTGCATCTCGTCGAGTTTTATGGTACAATACGATAGCGTTCACAAATCTCGACGAGCTTATGTACGACGACTACGATCTCGACTATACTTATAGTGGCAACGATTACGCGGATCTCGACGAGTATTATGCACGAGATACACAGGATCTCGACGAGGATTATGCACGAGATGGGCAGGATTATCAAGATCTTGCGTATCGACATTATGCATGATATAATCTCGACACATCGCATCTAGACACCTATGCTAGCACAAAAGCGCATCATACAGGTTACACTAGACATTATGTGTTATGATGATCTAGATCTAGATCATATTAATTGGCGAGAACTATTGCAGCTCGAACCAAATGAAGATATCCATTGTAGGGTGAAAGAATTCGATCCCTTCGAGTGATGTGCCAGTTTAAATATTGGTCCTTATTCTCAACTACTAGTCCTTATTGATTCTCAATAAGACTCTTGTTATTGAGAATGGGGACAGTTGGGAAACTGGCACAAAACCCCTTGCAGATCGATCTGTGAGGGGTTAAATTACATTCGTGGTTGAGGAATTCTCTACACTCACCTCCCACACCCTAAATGTTATGAAACTCTTCGCTTCCAAATTCTACCAAACTCTGGTGTTCAATGTTGCAACAATCTGTGCCATTGTCGTGGGTTTGTATCAGTTTTCTGTTCGTGCCTACAATGAGAACAATGGTAACGAAAAAGTTCGCAAGGTGATTCAAACCGTGCTGCGCTTCATTAATGCAATTGTGACTCAATTGCAGGCGATTGTTGATAACGATGTGCCAGTTGTGAAAGTGGCACAGAAAACTACCAAGCGGCGCTGAGACCTGCTACATTACATTCGTTCCTGAGAAAACCACCATGTTTGATGAACTCTGGTCTGAGATTCAAGATGCTCCTGGTGAGATTTTTGACCTCGACATTCCTGAACTTCGTGATGAGAAGTTCGATGTGAATGAGTACCTGAACGCAAACTACGATTACTGATGATGACTCTCACTTCGTTGACTTTTGAGGAACTCGATGCACTCCTGGCACTGATTGAGTTTCATGATGATTGGAGTTTCGTGAGTGAACAACTGAATGTAGATGTTTCTACACTCTATGAAAAACTTTCTGAAATGAGGGATGAAGTCTGATGATTACTGCAATCGTTGGTGGCGTGATTCTCGCCACCTTTTCAATTCTTTTCTACCTTGAAGATCGTGAAGGCGGTGGACTTTATGATCCCGATCCTTCCGCTTCATTCCGTCATCGTAACCGCAACAAATGACACCTGAAACTTACAACTTCGTTGGCGACACTGTGACAGTTCTCGGACTGGTCGGTGTCATCTCCACTGGCATCATTCTGGTGCTATGCTTCACTCGTTACTTCAATTCTCCTCTGAGAAAATGACTAACACACTCAAAGAGTTTCACTTCACTGATGAGCAGATTGATGTTCTTTTGGAGGCACTGATCTGGACAATAGACAACGGGAACTATTCTGAACGGGAGTATGAATGTGCCCGTGAATTGTATGTGACCAAACTGCAATCCTATCCCAAAAATGACTGAAGTTCTCAAAGAGTATCATTTCACCGACGAACAAATTGACTTCCTGATGCGTATTGTGCGGGACAATGCACAATACGAAGATGATGAAGTTCGTGAGTGGATGGAAGAACTTGCGAACCAAATTGAAGACCAAATTGTAAATCACCCCACCAACGACTGATGACTAACACTTTCGATCGTGAAGCACTGGTTGAAGAATACATCGACCGTTTGCTTGACAACATGAGCACCAAAGATCTGCTCCGTATTGTTGGTGATCAGATGGAAGAAAATCTCACCAGTTATACTGATGAGGAACTGATTTCTGAGGTTGAGTCTTACTATCCCGATCTGCTGGAGGACAGTTGAACAAGTGGCACAAGGGGGGTTGCAATGCCCCCCGTGATGCCCCATACTAGGTCTGTTGAGAGGGAATCCCCCAAATGCAGTTCCAACTGTTCCTCGGTCGCAACATCCCCGACGCTGGTAAGATCAGCAAGGCGATGATGCAGACTTTCATTCGTGAGGAAGTCTGCCCCCGCTTTGATGGTTTCACCGTCACTGAAGGCGTGGGATTCTGGAAGGGTGAGCAGGAGCAGGTTACCATCCTGACCTTCATCACCGACGACAGCAGCAGCGTTCGTGAGATCGCTGATGCATTCAAAACCGCCTTCCGTCAGGAGAGCGTACTGATGACCGAAGTGGCGCTGCCTGTGTGCCAGTTCGTTTAGTGTCACAGGGGGGATTGCGGTCCCCCCTTTTTCGTGCCATACTACGTTCATGAGCAAACAACCCATGCAGAACAAGCACCAAGAACACCCCGAAGATACCATCCTCACGGGTGATCTTTCTGTCCTTGATTGGTTCGTGACGCCTGGCAATCTGAGCGTGAAGATTGATGGTGCCCCTGCAATCGTGTGGGGGATTGATCCTGCAACGGGTACATTCTTCGTGGGCACCAAAGCAGTCTTTAACAAGAAAAAGATTCGTATTGCTCACAATCATGAAGAAATTGATGCGTTCTATCAAGGTGAAGTTGCGGGTATTCTTCACGCTTGCTTTGATTATCTGCCTCGCTTCGATACTATCTACCAAGGTGACTTTATTGGTTTTGGTGGTGATGATGAGTATCATCCCAACACGATCACTTACAAATTTCCTGAGGTAGTTTCTCAGCAAATTATCATCGCTCCGCACACTTGCTATTATGCTGAGAACGATCTTCGTGATGCTCAGGCATTCCCTGATCGTAGCATCTGGACTGATACCGAAACCGTAAAGTTCATCAAACCCGATGCCCACATCCTCTACAATCAGGAGTCGTTCGCTGATGTAAAGGAGATTTGTGATTTCGCCCGCCAGATGTCAACCGCGTGTCAGTTCGTTTCTAACAAAGAAGCGGCAGAGATCAAAAAGCAAATCAACGCCTGCATTCGTGCGGGTGAAGAGATCAACCCTGAGGATTTTGATTGTGATACTAACCTGCTGCGTTTGTGGGCGTTGGTGAAGTCAATCAAAGATGACTGTTTGTTCCTCTGCCGTAACAATGGTCCTGCTGCCTATCTCTACGGTAACAGAATCGACTCTGAGGGTTATGTTATGGTGAATGAGTTTGGTATGTTCAAACTGGTCAATCGTGAGGTCTTTTCTAACGCTAACTTCAACAGCGGTCGCTTCCAGACGGCATAAGCAACGCTAATGGATCACGGGGTTGCCAGATCCCCTCAAAACTGGTATGATACACTCAAGTTGATCCGATTGCGATCAACGTTTATCCTTTACTCCCATTATGGGTTAACTAACATGACTAAAAAAATTAACAGCATTGCCCGCCAAATGAAAGCGAAGTTCTTCGCTGAGGGGCATCAACTTCCAACCTGTGTTAACGAAGGTTGCGACAATTTTGTACAAGTTCGTGAGTGGAAGTATTGGTCGTTCAAGTCTGAATGCTCCCGTTGTGCTGCTGCTCGCAAGAATGGTAAAGTTCTGCCTGGCGTTACAATTCACAAAAAGAACTTTTGTGAGAACATTGATGGGCAACTTGGTTGGGTTTGTCCTGTTCCCCGTGATGGATGGATCGGGTTTGAGAATAGTCTGGACCTGGATCACATCGACGGCGATCATCATAACAATGTGCCTGGCAATGTGAAGACCTACTGCAAATTGTGTCACGGCAGGAAGTCTCTCATCAACGGAGATTGCAACAGCAACAAACAATCAAGTCGGTCAATTGACTGATACAAACAGGGGGCAACTTCGCCCCCCTTTTTTTATACTTTCTTTTTTCTATTATTTCAAGGCTGCCCCCGTGACGACCTTTTTCATCATCAGGGCTACCCCGCCCCTCCTTCGCTTGTGACCTCAGTATAGGGCCGCGGCGACCCCCAGCAACCACTGCTGTGCCAGTTCCCGAACCGTCTACCAAACCGCCCACTGCCCCCCTGATGCCCTATACTGATCTCATGAACAAAACCAAGATGACTCACGACGAACTGATCGCCAGCGTGATGGCAAAGTACACTGCCACCGTGGCAGCAGAGGAAGCATACCGCCAGGCGGTCCGCCGTGGTGAGATCGCTCCCCCTCAGGTCCAATCCACCAACTGGCACATCAGCGACCGCCACTGAGCGGCGCTGCCCTTAGAATGACCTCAGTTCACAAGCGAACCCCATGAAAGTCCAGCAAGTCGGCAGCAACCAAACCGAAGTGACCCTGGCAGACGGGACCTGCATCCTGTTCTCCTATGATCAACCCGTCGCCGCCATCGTGCCTGGCAAAGGGTGGATGCGGACTGCCTTTAAGTGGAGCGCAACGACCACCAAGCACGTTAACGCCTGGATTCGCAAGCATCGCGGCAACTATGTCATCGATGAGGTTGCCAGTGTGCCACAATGGGATCTGGACCAACTGGTCGCCTTCTGACCCCCCGACCCCCTACAATACTCTCAGTTCAACCAACCACACCGATGACCTACGCTCAGATCACCGCCTCCGAACTCTCCGCCTCTGAGGCACGTGCCGCCATCTATGATCTGGCAGATGATTTCTCCTGGGAGACCGTCGCCCGTGAGATGATCTCCCAGATGAGCGGCGATCAGGCACGGGAGTTCCTGCAGGACTTCATCTCCCTCTATGCCGATTGAGGCACTGGCACAAGGGTCCTGAGCACCGACCCTAAACTGCTCTACAATGATCACAGGTTGAGGGGGGCACTAAGACCACCCCGCTGCCGCCAACCTGGCACACTGGGCATCCGCCTGGCAGCAAACCTCAACCTTTCAACCTTTCACCAAACGAACCCATGCGCTACAACCCTGCTACCGACCGCGCTGTCAGCATTGATGAGATCGCCGCTCAGTGCCGCAATGCCATCCTGAAGGCGGATGCCTGCCGCGCCATTGATGCCGCCTACGATGAGATTCTGACCTTTTATCGCTGGGAGGATGACGTGCTCCGCCTGATTCCTGAACCGATCGCTGCCTGATTCTCCCTCACCCCTTGACCTTCTACCTTCCTTCTATCATGACCGCTGACCTTGCTGCCGCCCTGCTGAACCGTGCCGCCAATGGTGCCGAACTGCTCCAGGTCCTGGACTCCATCGCTGAGGATGAGGCAGACGCCAACATCGCTGACGCCGCCGCCCACTATGCCGCGATCAGCGCACCGACCGCCGATCCGATCCAATTCTGATAGTGGCACAACGGAGGGGGACGACCCTTCCCTTTTGCCTCTATACTGACTGCAGTTCAAACGAAACCGATGACCCGCTACGACGTGATCTGCCCCTCCGCTCCCTGGGAGAACACGACCACCGATGAGGACCGTGCCTGGGATCTCTGCTACTCTCTGTCTGAAGAATACGGTTACGCTGAGGTCCGCTGCAATGGGGTGGTGATCGGAGACTATGGCAACCCTTCCACCTTCCTGGAGTGGCGGTGACTCATGACCCCCATCAAAATTCGTGAAGCACGGCGCCTGATTCTCAAGGCAGGCGCCACGATCAAACCAGGTGGTAGTCATGACAAGGTGACCCATCCTAGCATCGCCCAGACCTTCCACCTGCCCGCTCATGGCAGCAAGGGACGCCCGACCCTATCGCCTGGCATGACCCATGAATTCAACAAGTTTCATGCCCTGCTCTTAGCAGCACGGGACGCCTGACCTGCTACAATACTCTCAAGTCAACCGACACCGACCCGATGCAAACTCTCAAAGCAACCGCCATCGCCCTCCTGGTCATCACGCTGGCGACCGCTGGATACGCTGCCCTGCTCCACAATGGCAACGCCCGCATTGAAGCAAAGTGTGCTGCGCAGGGTGGGCAGGTCATCGCCGCGCCTGGTGAGATCAGTCGCTGCCTTCGCCCTGCCCGCTGACCTGCTACAATACTCTCAAGTCAACCGACACCGACCCGATGCCTGCCACCTTCCCCGAAATCCTCCAGAATTGCACCAACCCCAGCAACGGAACCATTCCATGGGGTACTGCCTGCTGGGCAGCATCGGCACACGGTCTGGGGGATGACTTCCGCACCGACTATGGGGTGACCGCCCGCTTCGGACCCGTTGATGCTGGTGAGTTCCTTTCGTGGTTGGGGTATTGACCCCGTTCGTGCCTGCCCCCTCATTCGTGCTACAATTCATTCGTTCGCAACCGACCCGATGATCTTCCCTCTCTCCATGTGCTCTGACCTCCAGACCCGCCAGATCAAATGGATCTCCCGTGCTGATCAGGAGCGCAACGCCTACCGCCCCACTGGATACCAGCACTGGGGTGTGCCCGCTACCGCGATCGCCGCTCAGTATTCTGAGACCCATGCCGCCGATCATGCCTGCCCCGTGAGCGGGTGGCGCAGCACTCAGTGGGGGTGACCCCCCTCCCCTGCTGTTCGTGCGTTCGTGCAGGTGCAGGTCCCCCCGCCGAGCGTGGGGGTCGGGCGCGGCGCGTGATGGGGTATAAGGGGGGGGGGCGTTTTAAAACCCAATGGATCCCTAAGGCTACAAAGTGTTACGAAAGCGCGATATATTATAAAGGCATTTCAAATTCATAAAACCTCATACCCCCAAAATCAAAAAATTCCGGACATATAAAAGACAAGTGTAAGGTTTGCTATATAATTCAAAAATATAGTCCAGAGAATGAGAAAAAAATCCGGAGATGAAAAACGCCCCATAGAGGTCGATCCAATTACAGGAGAATATTCAATTAAAATACCAGAATGGATGATCAATGAATTATCCTGGTACGAGGACACAGAAATTACTTTTAATCTAGATGGTAATGATATTATCCTCTCAGAGGAAAGTGAATGAAAAAATACGTCATCTATGCAAAAGATAAGTGTTTATTTCACTCCGTCGATGAAAGAGAATTTGATATGACTTGGAAGACTCTTCGTAATATGGTCGGCATTATGAAGACTGATTATAGTCTTGAAGACCTAAGATACGAAGAGATCCCCAATTGACAACCGCTACATAATATTGTATGATATGAATGTAAATTAATCAAGTTATGACAAAAGGATTTACTGTAAAAGCAAAATCGCCAGTCGTTGCAAAAGAACCCGAATGGGACTTCGATAAGGCAAGAGAAATGGTACGTGGAAAGACAATTGTATTCTGTCTTCCTGGTCGTGGTGTTTCTTATACATTTCTGAAAAACTTTGTACAACTTTGTTTTGATCTGGTACAAGCAGGTGCAAGTATTCAGATCTCACAAGATTATTCTTCAATGGTGAACTTTGCACGTTGTAAGTGTCTTGGTGCAAATGTTCTTCGTGGTCCTGATCAAAAACCATGGGATGGCAAACTGAAGTATGATTGGCAACTTTGGATTGATTCTGATATTGTCTTTAATACTGAAAAGTTTTGGCAATTGGTTCTGATGGACCAGGACATTGCCGCTGGTTGGTATATGACAGAAGATGGACATACTACATCAGTCGCACATTGGCTCGATGAAGATGATTTCAGAGGCAATGGTGGAGTGATGAATCATGAAACTGGTGAAAGTATTCAGAAGCGTCGCAAACCATTTACTGTCGATTACACTGGTTTTGGTTGGGTTTTGATTAAGAATGGTGTCTTCGAACACGAAGAGATGAAGTATCCTTGGTTTGCTCCAAAGATGCAGATCTTCGAATCTGGTGAAGTTCAGGACATGTGTGGAGAAGACGTATCCTTCTGTTTGGATGCAAAAGAAGCAGGATTTGAAATCTGGTGTGATCCTCGCATTCGCGTTGGTCACGAGAAGTCACGAATCATCTGAGATGGCACAAGAACGGTATAATATTCTCTGTAAGGGACGTAAAATCTATCAAAATCTTACAGAGGAAGAATACTTCGATACAATGGAGGATCTGTCTCAACAGTTTTATCAGACAGGTTCTCCAAATCCAAACGAACTTGAAACTGAAATTTATTTGGAGAATTAATCAATGGCAAAAGCAGCAAGTGGTGGATTAAATAAAAGAACGTCTTATATTCCTGGGCCTCCTAAAAAATCTCGTCAAGGTGATGGAGGTGGAACTAAATATGCCGCGTCTTCTCGCAATGGGGCTCGGAAAAAATACAGAGGACAAGGTAAAGGATAAAAATGGCATACTTAAATCATAGTCTTCCAGATTGGTCATGTTATATTCGAAATGAATTTCTCTTTAATCATAAAAAAGGACACGGAGAAGTGACCAAATGTGATGTTCACTGTGTTGCAAGTATTGAAAAAAGAGTTCCTCTATTTGAGGCATTTCTCGAAAACGGCGTGAATTGGACTCGGCGTCCTCTTCACGCTTTTTGTTGGAAACCAGACGCAATAATTGAACCTCTTGAAAATATTATGTACTGGGACTGCTTTTCTCCATACATCGATGTTCAGAAACGAGCACGTCTTTCTGGATTGCAGGCAGAATTAATTCGTCCTGATGGAAAAAAAGTCTTGGGAGCCTATATGTTTACTCTTGATTGGTCTTGGGAAAACAAGGGTGTCGTAGATCTTAATTTTTCAGAAACTCCTGAACACAAATGCGCTCATTTGTTTAAGGTTGAAACTGGAAATTACTATGCATATCCAAATAATCGCATTATTTGGTATGATAATGCCTGGACATTTAATAGAATTGATAAAAATCCTGGATATGAAATTGATTTAGAAATATATTCGGTAGAAAATAAGAGAAAATTTGAAACTTCGGATCATTACATGTACGAAATTACAAATTTAGATGAAAATAAATAAATTTTTTGCATAAAACTCAGTTGGAAAAGTTTTCAATGGGTAAGCACCTATTATTGGAGGTGTATAATGTTGATTTTGATCTGATCAATGACGTTGATTCTCTACAAAACGTCATGATTAAAGGCATCGAGCGTGCAAAAATGACCGTTTTGAACGTATTTTCACATTGTTTTGTACCTCAGGGGTGTACAGTAGTGATTGCACTTTCAGAGAGTCATGTTTCTTGTCACACGTGGCCAGAAAATGGGTGCTTAGCAGTTGATGTCTATACTTGTGGTGAAGGAAATCCCAAATTAATTGCCCTGGAAATACTCAAATATCTCAATTCAGACTCTTATTCGCTGCGTGAAGTCGATCGTTAAATAGAAATAAGGAGATAGCAACCTCCTTTATAAAAGTTCTGTTTTATTCATTAAAACAGGAGCTAAAATGTCTAATTTACCAGTCGATAGAGATCCCAATTACATGTATTCAATGTGGGGAACCACAAAATTAATCACTGATTATAATGAACAACCAAAAAGAGTGATTCAAGAGGTAATGCACGACTCTGCACCACGTCATGACCTCAAAAAACAAACTGAATTACATGAAAAAATTCGTAATGATGAAGACTATGATGATTGGGATTATGGAACCGAACCAAACTATGGATCTTCCTGGCAGTAGGTATAAATAAATCAAGAAAACTTATCCATCAATGGCAGTCACAAGAATATCCAGATCATTCAAGGATATTAGTTTATCTTTTGAACCTCATCCTGTGACAAAAGATCTGCCTGTTTTATCTAATGAAAGAGCGATTGCCAGATCTGTGAGAAATTTGGTAGAAACAATTCCAACAGAAAGATTTTTCAATCCTCTTCTCGGATCCAATGTTCGTAGAAGTCTGTTTGAATTTGTCGATTATGGTACAGCAGGAATCATTGAGGATCAAATTAGAACTACAATTAATAATTTTGAGACTCGTGTAGATAATGTAGTTGTTAATGTTGATGCAAGGCCAGATGACAATACTTTTGAAGTGACTGTCATTTTTGATATCATCGGAG